CGCAACCCACCCGTTGATGTCGTAGCCGTCGTCTTCCACGCGACCGATCATTTCGTCAATGTCGCCGAAGATGCCGCCACCCGCCACGGGCGCCGTTCCCTGCGTCACTGCGTTTCCGGCCGCGATTGTCGCCGCGAGCACGTTTTGCGGGAAAGACGCAGGCGCGTTGACGCCGAAGAAAACGGCGGTGTCAAGCGCCGTGTTGAACGCCTCGCGAAGGTACGGCTCTGCGGTGGTCCACAGATCCATATCCATGTCTTCGAGAACGTTTTCCGGAACCGGCATGATGGTTGCCAGTTCCTCAATCGTCATGTACTTGTTCGACCACGCCATTTCCGTAGTCTGCTTGAGTCCGGTATCACCGGTGACCCAATACGCAGTCGGAAGGGCGCTCAGGATCGGGAACCGGACCGCGTTTCGCGCGACCGGCACTCGACCGAACAGGTTGAGAACCGCACTGGTCTGCGCTTCCTTTCCCAGCATTGCCCGGGAGACTTCCTCCGGCACGAGCGCTTCTACGTCGCTGCGCGAAGTCAGGTTGTTATATGGCACGGCTGTACCGCCCGCCTCTCCTTATCGGCCAGCGGTCCGCGCCGCTGTGCTTATCGAATCGTTCGCGTTCCGCGTCCTGCCATTCGGCGAATAAACGCGTTCATGTCCTCTTGCTTTTCGCCGCCCTTTTTCCCCTGATCGGGGTCCGGCTGCGCGCGACCGGCAACCTTGAGAAGCGACGAAGTCAGTTCTTGAATTGCGTCTTCGTCCGGATCGCCATCCTTGAGAAGGTCCGTTGCCGAAACGCGACTGAGAATCGCCTTCACGTCGTCGGGGTCGACTTCGTGAGCGCGGAGCTGCGCGCGCACTTGCGACATTGCGAGCTTGCCCGCGCGCTCCGCGTCCTTCACATCCCGCTCTGCGATGTCCGACCGCATTTGCTCTAGCTGTTCGGCAAGCGTCTGCGACTGTTGCGCCTTACGTTGGTTCTCCCGAGCGTTCTTCTCCCACTTAGGCGCGTTACGAATACGCGATGCCGCCTGCGCAGGCGTAAGGCCCATTTCCTGTAGGAGTGTCGCGAGCACGTCTGACGTACCGCCGGAACCGCCGTCCCCGCTGTCGCCACTCTTTCCGCCATCGCCGCCACCGTCGCCGCCATCGCCGCCAGTGCCGCCGTCACCACCCCCATCGCCGCCGTCGCCGCTGCCTCCGTCACCGGGGCCAGAACCGCCACGAATCGGGAACACAGGTCGGCCGTTGACGATGCCAATGGCGCGAACGCCCGTTGACGGGTGAACAGCGAAATCCTCATCGGACATTGCCGAATCCTTACGTATGTGCCGGACCCGTAGCGGTTCCGGACTTAGGCAGACAAAGCGTCGCGCTCGTCTGTAAAATCGTGCGAAGGGTTACGCAGTAGCGTGCCCAATTCGCCATGTTGCTGCGTGATCGTTGTCCGAATGCGCCGGTAGTCGACTTTCCGCCCGCCCCGATCGTCCGCCCCTGCCACTTCGCGCGCCGCAGCATGTACCGCTTCTACTACTGCGGTCTCATCCTGCACAGGGTCGTTACGCGTGTTGTACACTGCGACGACTTCGCAGTTACACGCGTGGTGAATCGGATTCAGATCGTCACGCCTGTATTTCATCGTTGATGCGAGTACGCATAGCGCGCAGTTCGCTTCGCCGATTAGCACGCGCCTCCAATAGAGTGCGCGTAATGCAGTCACGGACGCGCGCGTAGCGTGCGCATACGTGAGTTGCAAGTCTCCCTCTGCCTCTTCCCGCAGGCGTGAGGCTCCCCGCTCCACCGCTTCCGTGAGATTCCCGGTCCGCGCAACGTGCGTGTACACGCTCGTGAACGGGCGCGTGTACACGTCCGCAGGGTCCGTGCCTCTCAGATCCACGGAGACGCGATCCGGCAGGGGGGGCGCCGGTATGAGTCGCCCGAGCTGCGCGGAGGCTAGCTGCGCCTGTTGAGCGCTCGCGAGACCGGCTAACGCTCGCTGCGTCCCCCGCAAGAGCGGAAGCGCGATCGTGCGGAAGCGTGCCGCGTCTTCGTCCCTGTAGTTCGGCAGTCCTAGGAATGCCTGCACGAGCGCTTGAACGAGTCGCACCGAAAGCGCTTGACGTTGCAGCGAGAAAAGCTCAGGCCGCACCGTTAGCGCCCGATCCGCGAGCGGAGGCACGGGCGGTAGTTCCGTTGCCAGGGCGGCCACGTGTGCCCGAACTACCGCCCGCGCCGTTTGTGCCCCTCGCTGCGCCCGCAGGTGCCGCACCTGCACCCGTGGCGCCGTTCGTCGTTTGTGCCTGCGCGCGTGTCTGCGGAGGCTGCGCGGTAACCGCTGCCAGCAATTGCTCCGCTGCCATCTCGCTCCGCAATTGCTCGACTCGCGCCGGAGACCACCCGATCTCCTCCATGATGATAGAGAGCGGCACGCCTGCGCTCTTCATCTTCACCACGTAATCCCCGACGACCGCCCAATGGAAGTTTTCAGGACGCGACCACGCGATCTCGCCTGCGGTAATCGTCTTGTCTAGCTGCGCGACCTCGCACATGAGCTGCAAAGTCTCTTGGTGCGACGCGGACCAGTTCGACATACGTTGCTTAATCTTCGAGATGTGCCCGGCGTCCAGTGCCGCGATTGCGTCCGCCGACAGGTTCACCATGTCGCCGCCCGGTAGGTAATACACGGGCGTTCGGGTAGTTGCCGCGAACGCCCGCATATCCTGCTCCGTACCGCGAATCATGTTTCCGGTATCGGTCTGCGCGAGATCAAAGAGCTTCGGTTCCGCTTCTCCCGGTTCCGGCGGAGGCACGGTAAGGATCTGATCGGCACCGAGATTGAACGGCGATACCGGAAGCCCGGTCACCGGATCTTCCTCCGGTACGTAGTTCGTCAACGCCTTTTGCCGGAACGCGCCGAATCGCTCGGCCGTCAGACGGTTAAGTACGGTCAGATTCAAACGGTCTTGAATGTCGATACCCGCGCCCGCGAATTCCGCCGACGGCTCTTCGCCTTCGTCGCCGTTCACGTACGGGACGACCGGGATAGAGCCCGCGCCGGAACGCGTCGGGTCTGTCCATTGCTCCCACTTCTCCGGCGAGAAGCCTAGGCGCTGTTCGTCGGTGACAGTGAACGAAGTCTTGTACTCCGCAATTGAGCGGAAGTGATATCGCCAACCCGGAACGTAGACCGTGGCGAAAAATCGTTTACGTAAACCGTCGTGCCACAGTCGCAGCGCGGCAAGTCGCGTGAGCGGATCTCCTGGATCGACCTCGACAGTAACCGTCTCCGGTCCCTCAATTGTGACCCGAGGAATTCGTGGGTTGCGCGGATCAACCCCCACGATTGCGTAAGCACTTCCGAGACTAAGGGCCTTACGGTAAAGCGTAAATTGTCGGCCAGGTAGGCGCGCCAACGTCCACAAGTTCCATACTTGCTCGTCGAGACCATCCGTATTACGATAGCCGATCATTTCCAATCGGTCTACCATGCTCTCTACCGCAAGCTCACAAAGGTTCGTACGCGCGAGCTTCTGGAATCGACGATAAGCCTCTTTGACCTGTGAGGGGCCGGTGGGCAAATTGTGGTCGCCTTCGTAGTACCGCTTCCACAGTTCAATCAATGTCTGATTGTCGATAAGCTTCGGTCCCAGGCGTGCCAACCATTCGAGCGCGCTAGTCTCCGGAACCGGTGCCGTCATCGGTCCCCCTCTGATATAGTGTGCTCGTGGCAACAATTAGACGAAGCGGTGAAAATCTCGCGTTCCCCGATCAGCCCGAAATCGTGTACGTCGAACACGACGGGTACGCCGTTCGCCTGCTCGCTAGTTCGTTCGACAAAATGCCGTTCGATGACGCGCAATGGAACATGTACGTTGACTCGGTTCGCGCACAAGACGAAGAGCGGCCTAGAACCCGTATGCGCGGCGCGTCCTCGTACGACGATTAGCCAAACCGGCGGATACCGCTTGCACTCGCGCCCAATGCGCGAGAATCCCCGCCACCGCAGCGTCAATCTTGCGCGGCGAGTCCGGATAGTCTTTGCGGATCGTGACGCCCTGCGTAGTGACGTTGCGCTTTGCGTTAATAAAGTGCTTCGTCATGACGTACGCGCCATCGTGGGTAATCTTGCGGTCGCGGATAGCGGTAGATAATGCATCCGTCGCTTTGACGATCTGTCCGATCCGGCCGCCCGTCATCCACCATTCGATCGGGTGTCTTGAACCCGCAGCCTTGACCAGCATGCGGCGCCCGTACAACGCTTCCCATGTCGCAACCTCACTTTCCCACTTAGCAGGGTCC